ACCTATGGAGCATCCAACAAGAATGATAGCAACGATTTTGTTGGTTGTCTTGGTCTAGGTTCAAAGAGTCCGTTCGCCTATACTAAGAGTTTTACCACAGCATCTTATTATAATGGTAAGAAACACACCTACATTGCAGCAATTGATGAGAGCGGTGTTCCTACTCTGAATCTTTTTAATACTTCAGATACGTCTGAGCCTAATGGTCTTGAGATTAGTTTTGCTGTTAAGCAGCACGACTTCCAAGAGTTTAGCGATAAGGCTAAGAGAATCTTCCATTACTTTCGTATGAAGCCCATCATCGAAGGTGGCATCGGGAGCGGCCTAAAGGATCATAAATATAGTAATACCAACATTATTATTAGTGGTCAGGGCTGGAGGGTATGCAGACTCAATACAGATAACCAGTATTATCCTAATAATTATCACAGAATCGATAGTGGTATTGTGGCTATCATGGGTAATATCGCATACCCTGTTCAAGCCGCCCAGATTGTTGGTCAAGAAAAAGAAGAGACTCCCGACCATATTCAGAAATGGAATAGGGCTTTCCAAAAAGCCGATATTGATTCTTGGAAGAGTTTCGTTAGCGAAATCATTAACTCCGGTCTTTATCTGGAGCTTGATTTTGGTATCGGTGAACTTGAAATGGATGTTTCCAGAGAAGGTTTGCAGTATACCAAGGACGTTATTAAGTCTCTGCGTAAAAAGACCCAAGAAATTTATATGGAGATGAAGGAAGAATTCTCCAAGAAAATTCAAGCATCTAAGAATAAAGTAGAAGCAATTACTTCATATTATACTATGAACGAACTTGCTGGTGGCTGGGGAGTTGGTGCGTCTTGGACTGATGCAAAAGGCAAGGATCATCCTATTAACTCTGGCAATGACTTGGAATATAAAATTCCGGCTGGCAAGAGTCTGTACGTTTTTAATTATAAAACCGCAGGGTATCGTTCTCGTCGCATGGTTGCTCTGACAGATAAGATTCATCATGAGACTCTTACTGGTAAAGGTTCCTATTATTGGAATAATGCCAAAAAGAGAGGACAGATGACATTCTTTGTGTGCGATGTAAAGGGAGAAGAAAGCGCCAAGAAAATTGTCACAAAGTATTGCAATCAAAACGACTGCTTTGCTTATCTCTTGATTGATACTAAGGATTATACCAAGAGTGAAGAGGGTTTTGATAAACTAATTGAAGATATTGGGGCTGAAAATCTACTGAAGGTTTCAGACTACAAACATCTAACCCAAAGTTCTGGCCCAAGAAAGACTTCTGCTAGAAACTCTAATGGTAGTGTCAGCGACCAAGATGTATTTTATATTCATGGATCGACTAAGGATAGTGGTAGTATTAGTAATCCATATAATGATGCTGTTCATCTCAAAACTTTGACACAAGATCAACTGGATGGTTTTCTTAACGAAGACGAAATAGTCTATGTGCCAATGCTAAGGTATGCTTCTGTTATTGATGATAATGAATATCCATCTATCGAGAATATCTCCTCGTTGATCAAGGACGAGCATCTGAAACTAATAGTCAAAGATCTTTTGGGATCCAGTAAGATCTATGCTATTAAAACAGCGTTCGTATCTAAACTTCAAAAGGACGGATATCCTCTTGTAGACTTTAATACTTTCTTGAAGCGTCAACTAAAGAATGTTGCTAAGAATAAGTTTGAGAATGTCTCTTCTTATAATGCTCTAGTTGAGTATTCTAAGAAAGACTTCAATAAAGAGGAAGATAATAGAAACGAATACCGTTACTATAATCATGCTACCACAGATAGGCAGTTTTTGTACCACATGCTTAATATCTTTGGATTAAAGTATGCGGATTTTATCAAGAACGATATTCTGGTGCAAGCACTCGATGACATTATGGTTCTTGAATTTTTTAGCGACACTGTGCATAGGGCGGGTTTTGATATCTCTAAGTTTAATCAGTCTGATTATTTTGATCATGTAACTAAACTTCTTGCTAAGATAGGAATTAAGAATATCGACAGCAAGGATATTCGTAACACGAACGTAGCCTATAACCAATTAGTTTATATGCTAGAAAAGAAGTTGTATATCCAAGGGAATTCCCATGAGTATACAAATTTGATTAAAACCAAGGTATCAGAAAAGTACCAACTTCCCAAAATTGATACTATTAGAGAAAATATTAAAGCAGAGACAGATAAGAATCCGATGCTAAAATATATTCTTGGAGTCAGTCAAAATAATGGTAATCTTCGTGAACTAAAAGCACAGAATCCCATTAGCCAGATTGACAACAATAATCACTATAATAGAAGCAAGTCTTGGTATAATCAAATGAGTGCAGATAATGTCGATCTGTTTAAGATTCAGTTGAGTAGTCTGATAAAGTAGTCAGGAATCTCTCAAGACCCCTTGACAACTTTGCCGATTAGTGTAAAATGATGGTATCACAGGTTTCGTAACTATAAAGCATTAGGAGTTTGGATTATGGCTGTTCCATTTATGTTTGTGGATGGTAATTTGACGCTGGTTCTTAATAATCAGAGTTATCAGGTGTTGCAAGATCATATTAACTACAAGTTGATTCTGGCAAATCTTCCTACTGCTACGGCAGAGGAACTGTTGGAAATCGTTGATGTTCAAAAGGCTGTTGCTTCTTTTAGCGATGGTCTTGTTGAGATCAAGAACGGACAGGTTCTTTATGAGGGAGAGGAAGTTCATGGTAGTATCAGTAAGCGTATTCTGGAGTTTATGAGCAAGGGTCTACCTTTTCAGCCCCTAGTTAATTTCCTGAATAATCTTATGGATAATCCTAGTATGCAAAGTCAAAAGGAACTCTATGATTTCCTTGAGCATGAGCATCTGCCTATTACTGAGGATGGTCATTTCCTTGCTTATAAGGCAGTCAGGAGCGATTTTAAGGATAAGTATCGTGGAGTATTTGATAACGGCGTTGGTCAGATTGTTAAGATGCAACGTGCCAAGGTTGATGATGATCGTGCCAGAGGTTGCTCTGACGGACTTCATGCTGGTGCATTGAATTATGTTGCTGGTTATGGTTCTTTAGAATCTGGTGATCGTATCGTGATTGTCAAGATTAATCCTCGTGATGTTGTTAGTGTTCCAAGCGATTGTAATTGTGAGAAACTTCGCACTTGCCAATATGAAGTTGTTGGAGAGTATCAAGGCGAACTTCTCAAGCCTCTTTATTCGGCAACCTTTAGCGAGGATGACTATGCTGATGAAGAAGATGAGCATAAAAATGATTATAATTGGGCTTGGAATGACGACGAAGAAGATCTAGATGAAGGTTATTATGCTGATGAGGAAGATTACGACGATCAGTATTGATAGTAAAAAGAAAGTGGAGTCTGGCGACTAAAATAATAGCCTCTGGTTGGGAAACTCGACAAACGCTATGTGAGAAGGTTCGATTCCTTCCCACCTTTTTAAAGGATAAATAATGCACGAAGATTATGAAGATGAAGGCTATGACGATGATGAGTATGATTACGATCATCCATCACTAAGTCCTTATTATTTTAAATTTGATGTGTCTGCTGATAGTCCGTTATCAAAATGGTTAACTGATATGTTTATAGACTGGATACCATCTATTCCGTTAAATATAAGTGGCTTTCCTGTGTTTAGTGTTCCTGTGAATAGTTGGAATCCCAATGCTGGTAAGGGTAAAACCTTCCAGTATTTGGGATCCAATTATAGTGGTGAACCAATATGGAAAAGTAAATATTTTATCCATGATAAACTACAATCAGAGTATATTCATCATTTAAGTAGTCATGCTATATATTTTATAAAACAACCATCGTATTATAAATCTTTATATGAAATTCTGAACTAGAAAAACATTAATGAATAATCCATGGTATGAAATAAATAATTTTGAAGAATTTGTTAATGCCTCTAGAGCATTAATCTTTAATAGTTTTGGTAAAAATCTAGATGGTTCTGATCAAGATTCTCTTGATAGTCTAATAGACTTCTCTCAACCAGCAGACAAAGAAGAATTAGATAAATCACTGTCATACGATGAATCTGCCACTATAGCAAAAGCAGTTTTTACTCTTGATCAAGATAAATACTTTGGAAGTGATAAAGATTTTATGAAATTTTTAGAACTTCTAAACGACAGACTAGTTAGTAATATTCTAAATAACTTGGCAAACATGGGTCTAGTAGAATCAGCATATGACAGTGATTCAAATGACTTTATTTTTTGGATAAAAGATGAACACAAAGAAGATATCAAAAAATTTATTGAAAATCCAGAAACCGATTGAGTACGATATTCATCTTAAATATAGATGTAAAAAATGTGCTCAAGATCATTGGTTATCCTTAAATGAAGCGTCTACTAAGAATTTTAAAGTAGTCTGCTACTGTGGTAAAGTATTTGGTGTTAGGCTAGTAAAAGGCTTTAAACTAAAATACGAGCCACACATAAATAAAAAGATCACTAAGATTCCAGTTGATCTACTAGACAAGTCTGTTAAATTACTGGTTGGTTACGGATTTACCAACACAGAAGCAAATGATTTAATACAGACTTCTTATATGAAAAATCCTAATGATGATTTTGCGTCTTTGGTTAAACAAACTTTGGCATCAATGAGGAATGAATAATGGCAACTAATATTATGCGACCGACAACTTTTGAGGATGTTATAGGCCAACAAGATGTTATATCACGACTCCGTATTGTGGTGAGAGGCTGTTTAAACTCACAGGGGGTGATGCCTCATGTTTTAATAGATGGGCCACCGGGGCTTGGTAAAACAACCATAGCGGGTGCTATAGCCAGTGAGTTGAACACCAACCTATACAC